ATGATTTTATGGCAGGAGAATGGTTGGCTCAACTACCTGATAACCTGAAAGCAAACGAGACCCTGACCTCTCACGCGACGCTGGGCGATTTCGCAAAGGCTCACATTGCCGCAGTGGGAAAGGTCTCTGAACTGGATGGGAAGGTAAAGGAATCGGATGGAAAGGTGACTGACCTGACGAAACGCCTTGAGAATGCTCTTTTTGTACCGGGTGAGAAGGCAACCGATGCGGAAAGGGCTTCGTTTTACACGAAGCTCGGCAGGCCGGAAACGGCTGATAAGTATTCAATAACCAAACCTGCGGACCTTCCCGAAGGCATTCAGTACAGTCCCGAAGTTGAAACGGCCTTTAAGCAGATTGCCTATGAAAGCGGTCTTTCTGATGGTCAAGCCGGGAAACTCTACGGCTGGTATTATGGCCTCGTCAAAGCCGGACATGTGCAGCAGGCAAAGGCCGAAAAGGACGCTACGGAAGCGGCTGTCAATAAACTCAAGGATGAGTGGAAAGGCGATGCATTCAAGGTCAATTCAGAACTGGCGGCGCGGGCCTTCAAGAAATTCGGGGGCGATTCCCCGGAGGTGGCGAAGTTCATCACGGAAACCAAAGTGAACGGCGTGGCCCTGGGTGATCATCCCGTTTTTCTGAAGGTGTTTCACGCGATCGCAAAGTCGGTTTCCGACGACTTTTTGATTGCCGGCGGAAGAGGGGGCGCGGGTGGGGAAACCAGCGATGAAGAAAAGGCAAAGGCGCGGTTCCCCGCAACGTACAAAAAATGAAGGAGGTAGCCGAATATGGCGACTTTAACAAGCACATACAGTTTGGTCGAACAGGCCAAGCGGATTGATCCTTCAGGGCAGCAGGCTCAGATCGTTGAGGTCCTGAACCGGAAAATGGGGGAGATTCTTACGGAGGCTCCCTGGCTCCCGTCCAACGATGTCTGGACGAACAAGACGACCCGTCGGGGTACGCTCCCCACGGGCAGCAGGAGAAAGCTCAATCAGCGCATTTCGCAGTCTGTATCGAGAACGACCGAGATTATGGATGTGATCGAGCAGCTTGAGGATTATTGCGATGTGGATGTGGCGTTGGTAGACTCCATGCCTTCTCCGGCTGTTTTCAGGTCCGGCGAAGTGGATGCGTTTGTCGAGGGTTTAGGGCAGACCATCGTTTCCGACATCCTCTACGGCAATTCCAATGCGGACCCCGACTCCATGCACGGCCTTGCGCCCAGGCTCAACACGCTCGATGCGCGGTTTGTGATCGGGGCGGGCGGATCGGGCGGCGACACCACCAGCGTGTATGTCGTCACATGGGGACAGGCCACGGCTTATCTGATCTATCCGAAGAACATGGCCGCAAATCTCGGCGTGCAGCACACCGACAAGGGACAGGTTACGTCGGAAAACGCCGACGGGTTGATCGAGGTTTACCGCGATCATTTCGTGATCCGTTGCGGCATGGTGGTCAGACATCCTCGCGCAATCGGAAGAGTGGCGAACATAGAAGCCGCGGGCGTCGATAATATTTTTAACGAGGACAACCTGATCACCCTGTTGAACAACATGGAAACCGGACCGGGCACGCGGATTTACTGCAACGAGGTCATCGCGACCCAGGCGCAGATCCGCTGCAAGGATAAGAACAATGTTTATTGGACGCCCGGCAATGCCGCCCTGAGCGGTGAGCCTTTCGTGTATTTTTCCGGCGTTCCCGTTCGCAAGATCGCGCGGGAAATCCTGCTCAATACCGAGACCGTGGTGGCGTAAATCAAGGAAAGGAGGACAAGTTAATGCCTATTATGGACGATCAATTGCTTCTTTGCAAAGCTCAGAGTATTGCGGCTGCGGCTGCGGGTTCGACGGTTTCAACCAACGTCATTTATCTTCCGCAGGTGCGCGATCACAAAGCGGCCCTGATGAACGACAGGCCGAACGTCAGTGATCGGTTACACCTCAACATCGTTGTTGAGGATGAAGATCTGCTCGCCGCGGTTGACGGATCGGTTGTGACTTTCGAGCTGTATAATGATACCGATGCGGTTCCGACGACGGGCGGGGACGTGATTGTTACGAAGGCGATCACGGAAAACACGCCTACTGAACATCCGGACGGTACGCAGATTTGCAGCATTCCGCTGCCGGCGGATCAGTTGAAACCCTATTTCGGACTGAAAACAAGCATTGCCACGCAGGAGCTTTCCACGGGCAAGATCACCGCGTGGATTGGCGGGCCGATTCAGCAGGGCGGCAATCCGTAACCGTTAACTGATAACCAAGGATCGGGCGGGTCCTGCGCCCGCCCGATTTTATGGTGGAGGGGGTTAATCTATGAACGGAAGAATAGATGATGAAGAGAAATGGAAGATCGAGGGCGATGTCCGCACCTTGAAAGAGGGTGAAATGATCAAGGCAGATCCGGTACGCCTGAAGAAGGCCATGGAGTTGATGGATGAAGAGATGCAGGCCATGATGAAAATTCATACGCGGGTAAGCATGGAAGATGAGGCCCGGAAGAAATTTCCTAAGACCTATGGAGAAGTAAAGGCATGAAAAATAGCAACCTGTTTTATGCCATTGTAATTGCCTTGTTATTCCTGGCCGGATTTCTAAAAGGATGGTGGGACTGATGCCGACGCCGAATGAAAATGAATCCAAAAAGGATTTTGTCAGTCGCTGCATCCCTGTCGTGCTCGGAGAGGGGACTGCAAAAGACGAAAAGCAGGCCGCGGCGATCTGTTATTCCATGTTCGAGAGTCATGGGAAGGAAAGCCATGCAAAGAAACGATTCCCTAAAACTTATAAATAAGGAGGCGTTATGAAGTTTCATGTGGATCGAACATTTCAGTTTAAGGGGCGGATCATAAGGGAGGGAAACACGCTCGATGTTACCAAGGCAATTGTTGAAGAGGAGATTGCCAAGGGAAAGCATCCGAAACAGATGGGTGTCTTTTTATCCGGCCTGCTGAACTACTGCCTCCCGGCAGATGAAGAAACGGCTGCCTTCGTTTCCAAGGGAACGGGATTCAAGGTTGAAGTTGTGGAAGAGGAAAGCGACAAGGAAAGCCCCGATGAGATCACATCCCTGCGGGTGGCTTTTGGTGAAATCGGGGCGGCTTATGACAGGAGATGGGGCCTGCAGAAACTCAGAAATGAACTTTTGAAGGCTAAAAAAACGAGGGGGCAATAACCCATGTCGGCTTCCGAAGTGCAGATCTGCAACCTCGCGTTGCTGAAATTTGGCACGCTGACTATTACCTCGCTTGACGACGCCACCAAGGAGGCGCGGGCCTGCAAAGTGTTCTATCCGATTCTGCGGGATCAACTCATTTATTCCCATCCGTGGAATTTCGCCATGAAACGAGTCGACATCAGTGCTCAGCTCGCCGATACTCCGGCCTTCCAGTGGGATTACGCCTATACGATCCCCGCCGACTGCCTGAGAGTATGGGAGCTTTACGGATCGGACGCCGAATGGGTTGTTGAAAGCGGCAAACTCCTGACAAATCAGGATGAGGAAATCTACATCCGATATATTTCGGAAGTAAAAACAACGGGGATCTTTAGTCCGTCGTTCGTCAACTGCCTGGGAACTCTGCTCGGGGCGGAACTCTCCGCGAAACTCGCCGGCGACAACAAATTGAGAATTTCGCTTCTTGAAGAGCTCCACAAGATTCAGTTGCCGGCGGCCTATGCGCTGAATGCAATGGAAGGAAACAGACCCCGGCATAAGGACGAACAGTCGCTGGATAAGGGTAATTTTTCGTGGCAGGCAGAAGGTCGGTAAATGGCTTATTTGATTCAAAAGTCTTTCAATGGTGGCGAATGGAGTCCCTTGATGGAGGGGCGCGTCGATCTTGAGAAGTATCACAATGCCTGTTATCGGCTTGAGAATTTCATCATCGCCCCCCGCGGACCGGCTGTTTTCCGGCCCGGTTTCAAATATGTCAACGGCACAAAAGACCATTCCAAGGCTTCCCGGTTGATCCCTTTTGAGTTTTCCGTCA